CTAACTCGTTGTTGATTAATCCGATGTCCTGCTCTGCATTGTCTGAAGCCCTACGCACCCGGATAGCTGACCCTGTGTAGGTCGTGTCAAGCAAGCGCAAAGAATACGCAGCCGCCGCTCCGGGGTAGGCATCGAGCAAACCTGTAAAGCCAGTGGCTTCTTCCCACGTCATTACCAAGGAAGCCGGAGCCGTGCCGTTCGTTTGTCCTGCGATGATAGTATCGTTGATATAGGTCAGCGCATCAGAGTACGAGGTGTCGTCTGCAAACGTATGTATGAGCGTCCACGTCCCGAAGGCGTCGGTGCTTCCGAACTCATCCTTGTAGTACACCTTTCTCCTGATCACGTTGCCCGCGCTTGGCGTGTCGCTCTGCTGACTGAGGTATACCCCCGTGCCTGTCCACCGTGCCGTGTCGATACGTTCGATGGTGGCCGTCCCTGCGTCGAGGGTCGAGGCCATCGTGGAGGCGGTAGCGTCGAACCTGTTGAGGTATCCGGTCGCGCCGTTAGATGCCGCGATGATGCGACCTTGGGCATCGACTGTGATATCCGCACTCGTGTAGCTTCCTGGCGTTACTGCGGTATCATCGAGGCTCACCACTACTGCCCCGGTGGTGGGGTCAGCCGTGAGACCCGTGCCACCCGTCACGCTATCTACAGGCGCATCACCTCCAAAGGTCAACGTGACCTCCCCGTTGCCGTCGTCTACAAGCGAGCCGTTAGGCACGTTGATGGTAGCCACCGAGAGTACGTCAGGGCTTCCGTCAAGCTCTCGCATACGCAGCAGGCCACGAGCCTTATACGAAGGTGTCGTGCTGCCTTCAGGCTCTACCCCCGTCAGAGGGGCGTTGCATGAGTCGTAGGTGTAGGGGACGCTGATGGCGATATCGAGGAGACACCCGGCAAGGGCGTTGCTCTTCTCCTCTTCGAGAGGCGTGACCGAGGCGTTGACTAGATCGTACTTGTACCCGAACTGAAAGATGTTGCCTCCGTTCTGGATGTCAGCGAGGATGTCCTCCGCTACCTGCTCGGCGTTGCTGATGCTCTCCTTTTGATACTCCACCTTATCGGCATCCGAAGGGGGGAGGGTGAGGATATACACCTCGAGGTTGTACGTCTTGGCCTTGGGTGAGTTGAAGTCGCCACCCGTATAGACGAGGTGGAGGAGCGGGTACTGCTCGAACTTGTCGAGGTCTACGTCAGCCGGGGAGCCATACGAGAACGTCTTGAGAAAGTAGTGGTTGTCTACGAACTCCTCAAACTTGGAGACGATGTTATTGAAGGTGATCATTGCTTGGCTTCGGTTCTTCGTTTGTAGTCGAGGTCTTTCAAGAATGCGAGGTGCGTGAATACGTGGCCCACCGTGAGGCGAGTGACCTCATCAATTTTGAGAACGTCCTCCCCAGCCAGTGAGAAGAGCGCGGGATACCATCCCCACTTTGAATAGAATGGATCGCTTGAATCGCTTTCGCTGTCAAAGAGGACTGCAAAGTGCTCAGCAGTTCGCGTTCGGTACTCCAAAAAAAAAGCAGGGCACCGCTCACCGCAGGGGCGGGCATATCGAGGAAAGGCGTCGCGTCCTCTTGGGCGGTGTATTCAGCCACGCTGTACTTGTCTCCGAGCTTGCGGGTGATGGGTCGGTACAGGATAGCCATAGCCTTATGAGCCGTCTTCCAAAAGTCCTTCGTGTAGGTCTCCATATCAATCCATTCACCTGCGCTGAACTTCTCCCAATCGGGAATGAAGCCGTACTCTACCCCGTCGAGGGTGAGGATAGTCTCGTGCTTGGACACCTCGCGGGCGAGCAGGGAGTCGATGTGCGCGGAGGCTTCGGCCACAAGTGCCTGCGGCATCTTACGCAGCTCGGCAAAGGAGTGGCCCGTGACGGCTTGCACCCTCTTGATGGGGTCTTCTGTCGTCTCCAGCACCTGAAGGTGTCGGAGGGTGAGGTCGGAGTAGTTGGCGGGAAGGCGGAGCTCCATACTTGTATAAGATTAAAAGGGTGATTTCCTCAGGTTATCCGAGGGCATACTGCCCGAAGTTCGGGTTGGTCTGGTTCCATGTGACGGCGTAGCGGCTCGCATCTACGAAGTGGTTGAAGGCGTCCACAGGCTCGTTGAGTTGGCGTCCGTTCTTGTCCTCCTTGTACTTGTAGTTGCGTAGCTCTTTGATTCCGTTGATGCTTCGCTCGGTGATGAGGAGCGGACGAGAGCGCAGGAAGTCAATTCCGGAGCGCACGGAGTCCGGCCCCTTCCTTGCGGGGTGCACGTTGAATCCGTGGCCGTGTATCTCGTCAATCGACTTGGGCTCGGCTGAGTCAGCCACGATCATGGCCTTGCCGATGTCTGCGTCTCGAAGGGTTTGGGCTATAGCTGCATTGGTGAGCCCCGTCGCGTAGCATACCTCGTCGAGGCAGAAGCCGTGGCCGTCGGTATAGACCTTCACAATCGCGGTGGGGTCGTTGGTGTATCCGAAGTCGAGGCCGAGGGAAAGGAGCTTCCACCCGTCGGGTACTTGGGGTACTGTCTTCCAATGCGTGAGAATAGTGGCGCGTGAGACTCCGCGCTCTCCCAATCCGTACACCCTCCAGTAGTCGTGGTCGGCTTCTTTGAGTCGCTCAATCTCTTGAACGGTGGACGCAGGGAGGAAGGGGTTGTCCTTGTAGGTGGTTTTGAAGAACTCATGGTCGGGGCGCGTGAGCACGTGGTCGTATATCCAGTGGAACTCGTCGGAGGGGTTGTAGTCGATGATGGCCCTCCCGGTGGTGCGGAGCATAAGCTGCCGCCAGTCCTCCAAGGTGAGCTCGTTGGCCTCGTTCACGAAGAGGATATCTCGCTTGCGGCCTCTGACCTTTTGCGGTTGGTCTACTGAGATGAACTCCACGAGGTTTCCGAAGAGGACGTATGTGGCTTCGCTCTTGTTGTGCCTGTCTACGTTGTAGATGTCCTCGCGTTCGAGTATCTCGAAGAAGTCGCGCATGACCGACGCACGGATCGCGGGGAAGGTCTTGCGGGCGATGGTGATAACGGCCCCGCTGTTTTCGTTGCGGTGGCACAGCTCGACGAGGGCGGTGAGGATAGAGTATGTCTTCCCGCTTCGCGTGCCGCCTTGGTGTACTTGAATCTTGGCGGGCGAGTTCTTGACGTGGTAGTATGTGGCGGGCTGCCTCAACTCACATTCGAGTCGTCAGACACGAACCACGAGAGCGGCTTCTTCTCGGCTACCTCAATCTCTTGTCGCTCGATATACCCCCTACCCTTGCCCTTGGTCTTCATATAGAAGATGGTGGCGGCTGGGTTGCCCTGAGATATGAGCTTGTGCAGGTGGTGCTCTGCGAAGTCCAGGACTACCTCGGGCAGGTTGTCGCACGCTTGCTTGTAGGCGGGGTCTTCCTTGAGCCAGTTGTAGTGAGTCTGACGTGAGATGCCCACCGACTCACACGCCATCTTCACGATACCGAGAGCCTTGGTGAGGGCCTGTACCATAGCCGCCTTTTTTGGGCTCAGGGTGTCCAACTCCGTCAAGGAATCATCTTCTCGCAGTGCTTGCATTGCTTGGGTTCTTTGGGTTCGTCTTGTGGTTCTGATTCAAAGGGTATGTCGAGGCCCCACTCTTGGAGTTCCTCGGCTTCCCACTCGTTGGCTAGGGTGTCCCAATCCCACTCACCTGCGCTCACGTTGTCCTTCACCATGACTCTCTTCTGCTTCTGCTCGTCCCAGTCGACTACGACGCAGGGCACCTCAGCCCATCCGAGAGCCACACAAGCCCTCAAACGTTGGTTGCCTGCCAACACCTCCATACGTTCGTTTACAATCAAAGGACGGGCCTGCATAAGCTCCGGGTCTTCTGATATAGATCGCATGAGCTGCTCCATCTTGTTCTCCCTGATGGCTCTGGGGTTACTCGGACTCGTCCTCAGCTTGTTCGTTGAGATATTGGTCGGCTGCATTGAGTACGTTTCGGAGGGTTTCGCGTAGGTGGTAGTCTGACACGGCGAGGTTCAAAAGAATCTCCCAGCTTTCGAGGTCTTTGTGGAACACCCCGAAGTTGGCGGTGTCTCCTCCGGTGTCCTTTCGGGTGAACACGAGGAAGTCGTCGCTCTCGTTGAGGATTCTTTTGACTTTGCGAAGGGTCATGCGTTGAGGAATTTGTGGTAGTTCTTGCGGTAGCCGTACTCCATATCGATGAGCTCGTTGCACCGTCGCACGGAATATACGCTCGTGGTGTGGTTCGCTCGTTGTAGGGCGTTGGCTATTTCGGGAAAGCTAAATCCGCAGTCCCTAAGATACTTGGAAACCATGTGCCGGGTGTCGGCTACGTGGCCTCTTCTGTCGCGGGCGATGATGGTTCCCCATTCGAGGCCCATAGCTTCCACTCCTCTGCGGGCTCTCT